TAATGTCAGACATTAAACTAACAAAGAAATCCAAGAGTTTCGTCGACATTTCTCTGGCTTTTGGTGCCAATCCAAAGACGGGAGACATTTCTGTCCTCAAGAACGAAAGGGCAATCAACCAATCGGTGAAGAACATCATTATGTTCATCCCAGGTGAGGTTCCTTTCCAACATGACATCGGGTCTAGAGTGACAGATTACCTATTTGAAAGCATCGACGTGGGGGTTGCTGGTCTAATTGACGTGGAGATAAGACGGGCAATTGCTTACAACGAACCAAGAGTTGAGGTTGTTGACGTTTCTGTAGTCCCAGACGAAACAAACCACCAATACAGTTGCACGGTCATCTATCGGATTGTTGGATACGATACGACATATACGGTTGACCACCTTCTAAAACCCACTCGATAATACACCATAAATAACAAAAAAGAGGTAATGACCCGTGGCAGGTGCTATTAACTTAACAGAGGTCGATTTTGACCAAATTAAGACAAATCTTATAGACTATTTGAAGTCAACCGGTAAGTTTACCGATTATGACTTCGATGGCAGCAATCTGCAAGTCATTCTGAACCTGATTGCATATCAGGCTCAGTTGAATGCTTATAGCACCAATATGATTGCCAACGAAAGCTTCCTCACATCTGCCACACTGAGGAGTAACGTTGTAGCGAACGCTCGTATGATTGGATACCTCCCAACCTCAGCTCGAGCTGCTTTTAGTGAAGTCGACTTCCGTTATCAGTTGGATGAGGCAAATTACCCCTCTGGTATGCCAAAGACTCTGGAAATTCAACCAGGGATGGCTTTCAGTTCGGAAAATGGAACCGAGAACCTAGTATTTAATGTAATTGACCCTGTCACCTCTGCTGTTTCCTCTGATGGTCTGTGTACGTTTACCGATGTCGTAGTCTATGAGGGCGTTTACCTCAAAGCAAACTTCACCAAAGACACTTCGGTGTATGATCAGAAGTTCATCATTGCAAACCAGAACATCGACACCAACACAATTAGGGTTGAGGTTCAAGAGAACCCCAACCAGGATGTAAATACCCAATACTTCTATGCCAAGAACCTGGCCGAAATTGACGAGAACAGCAGGGTTTATTGGATTGAAGAAACTTCAGAAGGTCACTATGAGTTGACATTTGGTGACGGTTTGTTCGGTAAGGCACTGGCTAATGGTGCCAAGGTGTTTGTGACGTATCTCGTTACCAACGGCGACCTCGGTAACGGAGTTAGTGGTACAAACAACTATGGTTTCGTCGGCAAAGTGTACACAAACACCGGTGTTCGTGTTTCCGATGAGCCGACAGTCACTGGAGCAGAAAGGTCCTCGGGGGGTGCACCAATTGAGGATGTTTCCTCAATTAAGTTTAGAGCTCCTCGGGATTATGCGTCACAGAACCGCTGTGTCATCGCCGAAGACTATGAAACTATCGTGCGGCGGATCTACCCCAGTGCAGACGACATTTATGTGTTTGGTGGTGAGTTATTAAGTACTCCACAATATGGTCGTGTCTACATCGTTATTAAGCCGTTTGGTTCCGACGGTTTAACCAACCAAGCAAAGACCTATATCCGCAAGTCTCTGGACAAATATCGTGTTGGGTCCCTGGACATCGTCATTGTCGACGCAGACTTGCTTTATGTTGAGGTCATCTCCACCATCTATTATGACGACACTAAGACCCTCAAAGACAGCAGCTCAGTAACTGCCGCTGTCAAGACGACACTGAACGAATATGGGTCGTCGTCGACCGTATCTAAGTTTGGTGGTGCTATTCGTTATTCGAGGGTGGTTAGTTCAATTGACGACGCTGACCTGTCAATTACTAGGAACAATACGTCCCTCAGGATGAGAAGAGACATGGTGGCAGTTCTAAACACCGCCGCGGCATATGAGCTGTGTTTCGAGAACTCCTTTGCGAATATAAGAAACAGCGGAAAGGCAACAGTCTACTCCACTGGTTTCAGACTCCTCGACGACACCAAGACTTATTACTTTGAGGACGACACCAAAGGAGGTATCTACAGGTTCTATCTGGACAGCAGCAACAAAAAGGTGATTGTCGACGAAACGTTCGGCACAGTGGACTACACAAAGGGCGAAATTAAGATTGCATTTGCCACCCCCATAACCATTGTAAATACAAGTGTAGGTGGTGATATTGTGGAAGTTAGGGCTATTCCCCTCAAGCAAGACATTATCGCTAAACAAACAATCTATGTCGATTTGGACGTCGCCAAGTCGGATATTGTCTCCATCGTAGATACTGAAATTACAGGGTCATGAAACATAACCAAAAGGTAACTGCTTCCAGTCAAGTAGATTCCCTGCTCCCAATTTACATCTATGAAAACTACTCGACTTTTGTAGATTTCATGCAGACCTCAACTGAGGCCGAGGAGCGTATTGGTTTTGGTCAGAATCTACTACAAAACCTCCAGAAGTACCGCGACTTTGACACCTATGCTTCTGGGATTGTCAAGACTGGAGTTGTTGCAGTAACAGTCAGTGTCGAGGAAGTCGATGAGATCCAACTAACGAACGGCTTCGGTTTCCCAGAAGAGAACGGTGTTATTCTAATTGACAACGAGGTTATTCTCTACCGCACCCGCGAAGAGAACACCCTGTATGGCCTCCAGAGGGGCGCCAGTGCCACGACGGTCCTTCCTTCCATAAACACCCCCGGAACCTACCTGGAGAGCTCCCCAGAGCAGCATGTGAGGGGTTCTGTGGTTCAGAACATCTCTGTTCTGTTCCTCGTCTCAATGTTGGGGACAATCCACAACTCGTTCACCCCCAACATTAGTAGCGAAAGGGTCAACGAAGAGGTTAACCGGTCGTCACTCCTCCAGAACATCGCAGACTTCTTTGCATCGAAGGGTTCTAAACTTGGAGTCCAGGCTCTGTTCAAGATGTTGTTTGGGGAAACTGCTGTTGGTGTTTCGTATCCAGGAGATAGGATGGTTCGTCTCTCCGACTCCACCTACAGTAAGAACCAAATCCTTAGAACCATTCCAATGCCCGAGTTGCTGGTAGATCCCAGCAGGGAATATGTAACACCAGATAAAATCTTGGGCACCACTGTGGAGGTTGTCGACTACCGAACTGATACGGTTGTCGGTAGGGCTTTTAGTGATTATATCTCAACATATCCATACCAGGACGTTGTTCAATATGAATATTACATCGAACCAGACACAATTGACGGTGTTCTGCGCTCTAATCCTGCCACCACCCTAACTCGCGCCGTTGAGGTGTTTGGTGGTGCCGATGACAGGGACGACGTCACCACAATTACAGTCGAGTCGACCGTCGGTTTCCCCGACTCAGGCATTATCTTCATTGAAGAAGAGGGAATCCTTTACACACATAAGACCTTTAACCAGTTCCTTGGTTGTTCACGTGGTGCGGTTTCTGTCACCAGAACTCATTCAATTGGTACAAAGGTCTATGGGCCTTATTATGTTCGTACCAGAAACACCACAGAAGAAGGTGTTGACCAGATTAGCGCATCGTATCCTATCGGGTTGGTGAGGAAAGTCGAGGTTGTCGATGGTGGTCTAATTCAACTAAACACTGACGAGATTGTAGCGGGTGGTCCAGGAAGGACAGCCCCACAAAACAACACAGTCAATAATTGGATTGAGAACTACAATGACGACCTTGCTGAACAAAGTGTAGTCGGTACCAGTCTTGGTTATGTCGGCAACTTCACCACCGGTGTGAGTGGTGTTTATTTCGATGAGAAGTTCGCATACATTGCGTCTAGCAACCTACCACCATACACAATTGAGCCGTTCAGCACAGATGACAGTGTTGGACCACTCCTCCATGGTGAGAACGCACTGCACGTAATTCCCCAGAGAAGTAACATTAAAACAAACGTCGCCGGTACCAAGAAAGGTAGTGATATCATTGGTGTGGCTGTGGACGGAGTTCCTTTCTATAGCAACATTTCTTCCGACGTCCAGGTCTATGGTAAGATCCTAAGGTTTGAGATCGACAACCCAGGTAGTGGATATGTTCAACCTTCGGTTTATGTCACTGGTGGTGCGGCAGGTTATGTGAATGTTATTGCGGGGCAAGTTGTCTCAATTGACGTTATTTTCTCACCAGAATACACAGTCCAACCTGAGGTCTTTGTCTCTGACGGACTGGGTGCTCGAGTTTCTCTGGAATTTGACACTTACGGAAGGATCACGGCGGCCAACGTAGTAGATGGTGGGAGTGGCTATAATACACCACCAACCGTTCAGATTCGTGACGGTAGTGGTAGGGGCAGAGGTGCTTCCATCGTAACTAAAATTTCTGCCGGAGAGGTTGTTTCGGTTGATGTCCTCAACTCAGGAATTGACTATACAGCGGCAACCACCAGTGTGAGTGTCATCCCTGTCGGTTCTGGTTGTGTTGCTCGTGCTATTTGTGAGTCCTGGACCTTTGACTCGTATTATAGAATTCGCTCCAACCCAAACACAGATCTGGACAGAAGTAATGCCTTTCTTTTTGATGACGCCGACGGAAACGCTAGCAAGTTTGCTTACATTGGAAACCCAACTATTCTGAGGAACACGCTTGGTGATAATGGAGGCCAACACTCACCAATTCTAGGTTTTGCTGTCGACGGCAATCCAATCTACGGCCCTTATGGTTTTGTCAACTCAATAGATGACACTGAGGGGGTTGAGCCAATGGTGAGTGGTTATGTTCTCCCTGACGACAGAACAAATTCAATCCCAGACAACTCCCAAAACCCCGCTGAACACCCACCTTCAACAGAAGCTTTCCCAATGGGAACGTTCATTGAGGATTATGTTTGGGACCCTGTGGAGGCCAGTGTCGCTAGTGGTAGGATTTGGACAGATCCGGACAGAGACCAACTGCAGGCAGAAAACGAAGACTACATCAACTACCAGTTTCCCACAACGACAATTCTTGACAGGTTCAATGGTCGAGTCTGTAACACCCCAGAGTTTCCAGCAGATCTCTATCCCGATGGTGTCTTCTGTTACTTCATGCCGATCTTCGGTGACCTGGCCAAATATCCATATGTGGTTGGTGACTTCTTTAGAAACAGGCCCCAATCCCAAAACGTCATTCTTATGAACGACGGTGAGGTGATTGACATCGACACCCCAGCATCCTCTTATGATAATTCCGAAGTTACAATTGACTTCACTTCAGCTGACCGCCTGAGGAACCCCTACCTCACAGCAACAAGCGACAACCTCGATGTTGCAATTTCTGGTTATAACGAGATCCTCAAGGGTACGATTGCATCTGTCAATGTGGAGGACGGCCTTGTGACCGGACACCCTGCTGTGGGTGATTTCCTCTACTTCGACAACACAGGGACAGAGGGGACCGGTGCACGGGCGAAAGTGACACACGTGACCACAAACACCTCCGTGGTGGTCGACACCGGTGCCACAGCCGCTCCTGCTGGTGGTGAGGAGATTGTAACAAGATTATTCTCTCACACACAGCGAATTGTCCTTAGTGGAATTGTTGGGGAGCAACCAAGCTACGCTTTCCCTGTCGGGTTTATAGTCTCATCCAGCGGTGGTGCTGAAGGAATCGTTCAGAGTTATGACAACACAACCAAGACCCTGATTGTTCGTTGTACCACCAAAAAGCTGTTCAAGTACGGAGACACTTTCTTTGACGGGAAGTTGAGGGCAATTACCCTCCCAGAGAACGCCACAGCCAACGCCACAGTGTTCGACACAGACGTTGTTGGTGGCACCAGCACACATATGGCATACACCGACCCAACGTCCGACACAGCGGAACCTGGGGACCTCTGGTGGAACTCCGATAGTGGCCGTCTGTTCATCTACTACAACGATGGCGACACCTCACAATGGGTTTCCGCAATGCCAATTGGTTCCAGGTCGTTTGGGGATTACTCAACTTCATTGACGACGGGCCCAACTAGCGGATCGGTCAGCACTGTTGTGCAGCAGGCGCACTCCGGCAACACAGTTGCTATTTCCGAAACTGCACCCTCGCGCAGGACAGACGGTTCACCAAACCAAGCTGGTGACTTGTGGTGGTCTTCCCACACCGGAATGCTTTATGTTTACAACTCCGATGACATCAGTGGGTACCCAGATGGCACTTTGCCATGGTCACAAGAGTGGGTTTGCACCGACCCAACAGGGACCATCTCTATGGAGGGGGCCTCAAATGATTATGAATTTGAAACAACCAGTGCAGGTGGTGGACCAGACTATGAGGACAACGTTCGTGTTGTAATCTCTGATTCCTCACCAGCGACCCTACCAGGTGGTGGTGCTGTCACGCCCGGAACCCTTTGGTGGTCCCCAATCAACGGTAAGATGTACATCTACTTCACCGATTTGGACAGCAGCTCCTGGGTTATTGTCAACCCATCTGGGACCCTCTCTGGTCGTTATGCAAACGACACTCTTGTTGTAGGTGACGGAAATGGGGAGACAACAACTCTGTCAATTCTCCCAGAACCAGCAGACAACCAATATCTTTGGGTGGAGCAACTAAACGACATCTTTGTCGGTGACAACCTCAAGATCACAGACGGTGCACCAGGAGAGACTG